ACATGGGAGCTGGCAATAAAAATGATGGATATGCTAATTATTACAATGCAATACAGGGCGTACCTAAGCTTATTATAGAAACAGAGATAGTAAATCCATCGCACTTTGATATAGATGTTGGCGATGTCATTGCCATGAGTCACACTAATCAAATAGCTGCACCCTTTGGGCAATCATTTGATGGTAAAAAATTCTTTACGACTTCTGTTTCCAGAAGCATAGGACATACAAAAATACAAATGAGGGAGATATAATGGCTATAACATCAGCAGGATTTAAAAAAGGATCTACAAGCTATACTCCGTCTGTTAATGTGGATTTAAATGTTGGGTATGGTAGAAACTATGATATAGTAGTTAATAAATCATATTCTGGCAAAAAATATACAGTAAAAAAACATGATTTAAGAAAGTCATGGGATTTAACATATAGTTATATTTCTGAAGCAGACAGAACAAAACTGCAAAATTTACATGATGCTACAGATGGAACTTTTGATACTTTTCTATTTAGCGAAGACAACGATTTTAGCGGTACATTAGGCACAGACCATTTTACTGTTAGATTTACTAAAGACGATTTAAAGTTTTCGCAAATTGCATCAGGAGCTTATACGGTTAAATTTAGTGTAGAAGAAGAACTATAAGGGGGGTTAGAATGTGGGATTTATTTAAAGATAAAAACGAATACAATGAAAAGAATATTATTGGATTTCTTTCTTTTGCTTTAATGTGCGTATTTGGAATAGTGGATTTAGCCATGGGTATTATTGGCATAGAGTTGATGGTAAATGATTATATATATAATTCATTTGTTTGGGTTACTCTTGGTTCATTTGGTATTTCAGCATCAGAAAAAGTATATAAAAAATGAGAAAGTCTTTATTTCAAAGCAGAGCAGTAAAAACAAATGGCAAGAAAAAGACCAGGCAAGGCCAAAGTGTTAATACCAAATTCGGCAATAAAAAATCTAAAAAATACTATAAAAAACGCACTCGCGGGCAAGGAAAATAAAAAAAGCTTTTGTTTTAAATAATATAGTAATTATACTTGTTACATGAAAATCGACAAAATATTACAAATATTAGAGCAAGATGAAAGAAGCAAAGCGTGGCTTGCGAGAAAAATCAAAGTTAGTCCATCATTATTATCATTAATGTTGGATGGCAAAAGAACTTTCCAAGAAACATATAAAAATCGTATATGCTCTGTACTAAATAAGGAGTATAGCGAATTATTTTAGGCGGGGGTTTTTTTTGTTTTCCTTTATAACAAATTGTTTTTCCCCTGCCCCCTAATATGAGAACAGTACAACTAAATTCAGAGCAATCTACCTTTCTAATTGATTCTATTAAAAAAACAATAGACAACATGAACATGGAAGACCAGCTTAACAATCCAAAAAATTTTATCTTGTTAGTACAATTACATGATATACTAACAGGTAATTACACGCCCAAAGCAAACGAAGTACCTGATGAGAGTCTAAGGGGCAACGACTCATGTAACACAGGTATATGTGATTAAGGAGTAAATATGAATCAAGATCAATTAAAATTAAACAATGGCCAGGTAGTGACAGCTACATTCCAAGGATTAGAATCTGAGGGTGAAGGGAACTATGGCAAATGGTTTAAATACGGATTAAATGTTAGCGGACAAGATATGATATTTTTTGCTAACGAGAACCAACAAGCTGTTTTTTCTGGCTTAAATGAAGGCCAAACATTTTCTTTCGGGAAAATACAAAAAACAGGAAAAATGGGAACTTATCATAAAGTAGAAAGAGTAGAGTCTAATGGTACAACTACCGAAACCTCTGCCACACCAGCACCAACTACTACTACTACAACAGCCAAAACAAATGAAAGCAGAACATTCTCTACCAGAGAAGCTTCTATTGTTGCGGGGGTAGCAGTTAAAGTAGCTGGGTGGTCCATTAGTCCAAGCACTTTTTCGGAAGAAGAGCTTTATAATAGATCCAAAGCTGTTTTATCAGTTTTAGGTAAACTGGAAACAGACCTGTTAAATCAACAAGTTGATGAACTTTTTGGCGCAACCGATGACGAGTAAGTCAAAAAGAAAAGGTAATCAATTTGAATATGAGTCAGTAAGGGCATTGGAAGATGTCTTTACTGACTTTTATCCAAAAGTTGAAAGAGCGTTCATGTCAGATGGGCGCTCTATCGGCGAAGCAGCTGACTGTGATGTAAGAATGAATTTTAGAAATGATAAGTTTATCGTACAATGTAAAAGAAGAAGAGAGTTACCTAAGTGGTTTTTACAAACTAATTCAGATATATTAATGACCAGAAGAGATAGAGGCCAAAGATATTATTGCTTTACAGAAGATGGACTTAAAAAAATGATAGACTTTATAAGAGCAAACCAACTGAGTACAGATTAATGAAAGATTTAGAACAACTACAAATAGAACTGCAGACAACATGCGACACTTTTAAAGGTCTGACAGATGAAATGTATTCTATATTTATTAATAAACAAGCAATGTATGGACTATCAAATATATCACTTGCGGGGGATATGTCTAAGTATGAAGACAGAAAGATGGCTTTACTTGGTTTATGGTTTAGAATGCACGATAAGATTCAGCGTATAAACAATATATTAAAAAAAGATTTTAAAGATGATGAGATAAAGTTTGAATCATTAGAAGACAGTTATATGGATCTGGCTAACTATGCAATAATATCAATATTAGTTAAAAAGGAAGTATGGGGTAAATGAGCTGGACTACTGAACGCGAGATTGACAGAGTTAAAAGAGCATCTGGCGTTTATGTAATGTATACAGGAAAAAAAGATTTAAAATATATTGGATATTCTAAAGATATATTTCAAAGATTATTAACACATGATTTGTCCTGGAGGTATGTTAAGGTAAAATATTTAAGTGTAGACAAGTCTAAACAGTTAGAATATAAATTAATAAGAAAATTAAAGCCTGAAGCAAATATAAGACATAAAACTAAAGCTTTAAAGGCGCAACACAGGGTAAGACTAAAACCTGAAACTTATCACACCTTGACTGTTGCAAGTCAATATAGTAAGATAAGAATAGCAGATTTAATAGATCAATTAGTTTCTGCTTCCACAGAGCCGCTAATTACTAAGTCACAAAAGATTTCAAAGATAATGATAAAGGAGTTATATGAAGACTAAAACACATACAGTATATAAAACATCAGATGGCGTACGCGTAAAAAGCGTTACTACCATTATAAATGCACAACTTGGCTGGAATAAACAAATATTAGTTAATTGGGCTAAAAACCAAGGTATTAAAGGCCAGGATGCTACAAAAGTTATGAATGAAGCAGCTGAAATTGGCACATTAGCACACTTGTTATGTGAGAATTTTATTAAGAGCGAAAAAACAGATATAGATGATTACTCTAAGAATCAGATTAAAGCAGCTGACTTAGCATTTAAAGCGTTTAAAGATTGGGATAAACAGGTCAAACCTACTTATGTAGAGTCAGAAATTAAATTAATAGATGATGACTTATGCGTGGGGGGTACTTGCGACTTAATCCTGGAAATAGATGATAAACTTTATATAGGTGATCTAAAAACTTCTAAAGGTTTATACTCTGAGTTTATTGTACAGCTGGCAGCATATAGATATATGTATGAAAAACAGACTGGCAATAAATTACAGGGGGGTAAGTTGCTAAGATTGGATAAAGAAGGTAATGGATTTGAAGAACATAACATTCCATTAGAAAGATTAGACTGGGGATGGGAAGTATTTAGTACGCTTCTTAAACTTGCTGACTTACAGGCCAATGGACAACAGAGATAAGCAGTTTTACACAGACTTAGCTTTTAAATCAGAACTTCATAACTGGCGAACACCTGATTGGCTATTTCACATTTTAAACAGATATTTTGACTTTCAAGCAGATGTTTGTGCAAATGATTCAAATCATTTATGTGAAAAATATTTTACGATGGAAAATAGCTGTTTTGATAACCCCTGGAGCGAAATGAACTATATGAATCCACCTTATGGTAGAAAAATTGGTTTATTTTTAAAAGAGGCATTACATCAATGGAAAAACAACAATAGAATGACAGTTGCACTATTACCAAGCAGAACTGACACTAAATGGTTTCATAATTATGTAAATGGTAAGGCACATATTTTTTTCTTGCGAGGTAGGTTAAGATTTAACGATCAACCTAATCCAGCACCATTTCCAAGCATGTTAGTGTTGTGGGGGGTAGTAGACCACAGATCATTAAATTTGTTATGGGAAGAAGTGCAAAGAGGAAGAGATGAACAAGGTAAGTGATTTTGTTGAAAAACATTTTGATAAAGTTAAGCTTTCAAATGAGAATTATATTACAAATTGTCCATTTCATGATGATAAAACGCCAAGTTTATCTATTCATCAGCAAAATGGGTACTTTTTATGCTTTTCATGCGGGGAAAAGGGTAGTTTTAGCAAATTACGCTCTAAATTAGGCGATATGGACACTTATACTAAATCTGATACAAATACATTCAAGCCTGTTAAAAAAGCTGATAAGAGTGCATCCTCGAAGCAAAAATTTTCACTAAAGAACAAAAAATTTAATGAGCAAGTATCTTTAGTTCTTGGATACATAAAATACACAGATGAGCATTGGGATGAGCTGGAAAAACCAGATCATTGGACAAAAGAAGTCGCATTAGAAAGCGTTTGCTGGGATTGGCATACAAAGTCATGGGTATTTTTTGATAAAGATGAAGATGATAATATAGATTTTATAAAGTGGCATAAAAGCAAACAATATGGCAACACCAAGTCCAGATGGTTTCCAAGAAAGAATTTAGATACTAATTATGAGCTGCTGGTTATTGTAGAAGGTGAAAAAGATTATGTCAGTATGCAATCTATTCGCGGCGGGTGTATTACTTCTACTACAGGAGCTAAATCACATCCAGATGTTTCGGAATTAGTTAAATATAAAAACATTATGATTTGTTATGACAATGATGAAGCTGGTATAGATGGGGCGGAAAAATTAGCTTACGAATT